AACTCGACGGTAGGTTCCAGGCCGTAGGCTCCGCGCCAGGCACCGCAATTACAAGAAGAGTCCCCTGTTGTATAGCCCTTACCTGTTTGCCCAAGATTAGTTGTCTGCTTTTCCGTCTGCCCGCCCGTGGCTATCAAACGAGACTGGTCTCTCCACTTATGTTCACAATCCTTCCGCCCGCCCCACACCGACCTCTGCTTACCGGCGTATTTCCGCAAGCCCCAATAAGGCGGAGAGGTCACAACGCACTGGACAGATTCATCCACCAGCGGAATGCGTCGAGCGTCGCCCCGCACTAAGGTAGAAAGTTGTTTTTCTCGGCGGTAAATTTTTGACATTGGGTTCCTCCCTCAGCCCCAGACGCTTCGCGCGCAGAGCCGCTTGGCCCGCAGGAGCTCGACGTACGCCCGCCGCGAGACCCGCTTGATCCGCGGGTCGCGGATAACGATATTAAGCCACGGACCGTAGAGGTCGTAGTGAAAGTCGGGGCCGCCCGGCCGGTGGAGGTAGCTCGGCGGAAACCGCCGGGCGGCGAGGTAGGCCTTGAGCTCCTCGACCGAGTCGGCCGAGAGGTGGGCCGCCCGCGCGGCGCGGGCAAAGGGCGCGCGGCGGGCGTGGGGGCGGGGATCGAAGACGGGGTCAACGTATAGCATCGCGGAGCTCCTCGATGAAGCCGTAGTAGGCGTCGAGCTCGTCGGTCGCGAGGGTCGCGCTCCGGACCGCCTCGACGAGCTCCTCGATCGCGGCCGTACTCGCGTCGATCTCGAGCTCGGGCTCGCAGGTAAGGGCGCGGAGGCAATCGAGGCCGAAGGCGCCCTCGTCGAGCCGGAAGATCTCGGTCAGCGCGGAAGCGCGAACGTCGTCGATCGGGAGGGGCTCGTCCTCGGGGCGGTGGTTCTTCGGGACGCGCATAACTTCGCGGGCGAGCCGTTCGAGCCGGTACCCGACGACCTGGTCGTCGGGGCGCTCGCGCCGGGCCGCGAGCGCGAAGGTTAGCCGTTCTTTTTGATTCTTCGTCATCGGTCCCTCCGGTCGCGCGCCGCTACGAGCTGGCGGAGGAGCTCCTCCGGGATGTCTCCGAGCCGCCGCGCCAGGAAGCGCCCGGCCCGCCGGCCGGTCGAGAGGTCGATCACGTTATCGACCGGGGCGGCGACGATCGGCCCGGCCGGGGTCACGATCAGCTCGCGCCGGCCGCCGGCCGTGTCGACGAAGCCCAGCGAGCCCGCGCTCTTCTTTTCTTTTTTCATCGGTTCCTCCGGGTTTCTTTTCTGCAGGGCCTCCGAAAATTAGTGCTCTTGACCCATCCTAACCTGTGACTAGCATATCGCCTATTGGCCCTTTTACCACAACGGGAGCAGCGGAAGTAGGTAGAGGTCGAAGCATCGAGGCAGGTGCGAGCGTTGCTACCGATCTGATCCCACTGGTGGAGTTTAGCTGACGGACACGATTCGCACTCCGGTCCCTTGATAGTTATCCGGCTTGTACGGTTACCACAATGACGGCAGGTTAGGTATCTCATCGTTCCCTCCGGGTTTCTTTTTTCGCTCACGTAAGAAGTATACTCGACCCGGGGCCGCCTGTCCAGTAAAATATGGAGCCGGAAAGCGATTTTTAACGTATATATAATAAGGTAGGAACGATATCCGCGGGTCTACCCCCTTTCGCAAGTCGTAGAGAGCGGGCGGGTTACGCGACCCTGGACCCGGTGGACCCCGGAGGTCGAGGGTCCACGTAACGCTTAGCGTAGAAAGGAGTTAGGGGCAAAACGATCGCCGTAGGTCTAAAGTTGAGGGTCCAGTATAGCACGTTGAAACGAAACGACTTACGAGAAATTGGCCCCCTAAGACGTATATACGCAGTAGGGGTAAGATTTATTTTATCAGTGAAGTGAGAAGAGGGTCAGGTCCACTCCGATCTTGCCCTATAGGTATATAGGCGCTAGACTTAACCCTGGCCCCCCTGGACCCTCGCGGGCTCGTAAGTCGTTGAAAGACGACTTTCGCCCTTTCGCTTTTCAGGCTAAGTTATTGAAAGGACTATGCGTAGCTATAAGCGCGTAAGTCCTTTCGTATGTGCGTACTGGACCCTCTTGGACCCGCCCGGGTCCGTAAGTCCTTGAAAGACCTTTTTGGGGGCTAAACCTTGGAGTCCGTACTATATTATATCCGGGGAAAAGTTAACCAAAGAGCGGCGGAGCTTTACAACCTCCGGTTACTCGCCGAAGATGGGCGCGACGATGAACGAATATAGGAGCGAACCTCGTGCGCGGCGCCCCTAAGCGAACTCGAACGCAAACGTTTCTCATCACCAACCGTCGGCGCCAGGCGACGCAGCTCTATCTGACCGGCACGCTTACCCACGATACGATCGCCGAGACCCTCGGCGTTACCCGCTCGACCGTCAGCAAGGACCTCGCCGCGGTAATGGCCGAGTGGCGGGCGGCGTACCTCGAGGAGATCGGCGCGAAGGTTCGGCTCGAGGAGAAGAAGCTCGACCTCGCGGAGGCGACCATCCTCGAGGGACTCTACCAGGGAACCGTGGACGACCGCGGGACCGAGCTCAAGCCCCTGCCCCTCGACTACTTTCGCTGGGCGCGGATTGCGGTCGGCGTCATCGCCGCCCGGCGCGCGAAGCTCCTCGGGCTCGACGCCCCGACGCGGGTCGAGATCTACGGGCGCGTGGACGTACCGATCACGGTCGAGAGCGTGCGGGAGCTGACGACCGAGCAGCTCGACGCGCTCCTGATCCGGGCGCACAAGCAGCTCAAGGCCGCGGGTGACAACGGCGGTCGGAGGAAGAAGACGAATGGAACTGGTCGAAGCCCTCGCTGAGGAGCGGCAGGAGCTCACGCTGGAGGTCGTCGAGTCGGCGGCGCTCGAGAGCCGGCAGCGTAAGAAGGGCCTCTCCGGCATCATCCCCTTTACCGCCTTTACCTTTCCGACCTTTGCGGTCTCCTGGCACCACTACCTCATCGGCAGGTTCCTCGACCGGATCGCCCGGGGAAAGATCAAGCGCGGGATGATCTTCGCCCCACCCCGCCACTCGAAGTCGGAGCTGGCCTCGATCCGCTTCCCGGCCTACTACCTGGGGCTGAACCCCCAGCACGCGATCATCGGCGCGTCGTACGCCGAGAACCTGGCGAAGAGCCTGAGCCGCGCGTGCCGGGACACGGTCGACGGCCCCGCCTACCGCAAGCTTTTTCCGAAGGTTCGGCTCTCCCTGACCGGGGACGTTCGCTGGCAGCTCGAGGGCAAGCTCGACCACCGGCCGTCGTTTATCGCGGCCGGGATCGGCGGCTCGATCTCGGGCGAGGGCGCGAACGGCCTCATCATCGACGACCCGATTAAGAACGCCAAGCAGGCCTACTCGAAGGTCTACCGCGACGACTGCCACGAGTGGTATACGATGGTAGCGCGGACCCGGCTTCAGCCCGGCGGGTGGATCGTCCTGATGATGACCCGCTGGCACGAGGACGACCTCGCCGGCCGGTTGCTAAAGGCCGAGCGCGAGCAGTGGACGGTGCTGACCCTCCCGGCCGTTAATCCGGAGGGGAAGTATGAGCTGAAGCCTTATAAGGCGCTCTGGCTCTCGCGCTACGGCGTCGATGCGCTCGCCTCGTTGCGGCGGGATGTGGGGCCGATCGGGTGGGGCGCGCTCTACCAGCAGGACCCGCAGACCGCTACCGGCAGCATCTTCAAGCGGGAATGGTTTAGGCCCTATAAGCGGACCGACGTGCCGCAATTCGAGGACATTATCCAAATCTGGGATACCGCCTTCGAGGCGGGGCAGGAGAACGATTATTCCGCCTGCGTGACGCTGGGTCGGGTGCAGGATCGGGTCTACGTCATCCGGGTCTGGCGGGACCGGGTTCAGTGGCCGGACCTCCTGCGCCGGGCGCGGCGGGAGGCGGAGCTGGTGGAGCAGGGGTATCGCCAGCCGGTGACCCGGGTCATTATCGAGAACAAGGGCTCGGGGATCTCCCTGCGCCAGGCGCTGCAGGCGGACCCGACCTTCCGCTGGCCGGTCTTTCCCATCGAGGCCCTGCTGAAGAAGCGGGTGCGGGCGACCCAGGTGAGCGGCTACCCGGAGGCCGGGCAGGTCCACGTCCTAGCCGACCAGGAGTGGACGCCGGGCTTCATCGACGAGCTGTGCGAGTTCGACAAGGGGATGCACGACGACCAGGTGGACGCCTTCGTGCACGGGCTGACCTTCTACGCGGCGGCGGGGCAGGACACCACGGAGTCGGTGGTCAGCTACGAGGAGAACGTCGTCATCTCGCCGGAGCTCGACGACCTGGAGCAGAGGCTAGGGCTATGACGAGCTGGGAGAGGTAGACGATGCCGCGTAAGGTAAAGAAGCGAACCGCCGCCCCGATCAGCGAGGTCGCCCAGGCCGCGGCCTACGAGTCGATCCTCGAGGCGCTAGCGCGCGACCCGGAGATCCTGGAGGCCGGGGTAAGCCGCGCCGACCTGGAGCTAGCGCTGGAGGACAAGGGCTTCATCCGCCTGGGCGGCCCGGCCCGGAGCGGCGAGCTCGAGCCGGCGAGCCGGCAGCTGATCGTGGAGCGCGCCCGGCTCTACTGGCACCGCGACCCGCTCTGTAAGCAGGCGGTCCGGCTTTGGACCGACTACTCCGTCGGGGACGGGCTCTCGTTTCGGGCGGAGAAGCCCAAGGTACAGGCGGTCCTGGAGGAGTTCTGGAAGCATAAGAAGAACCGGCGAATCTTGCGCGCCCGGGGGCAGCGCAAGTCGAGCACCAAGCTGCTGGTGGACGGCGAGGTCTTCTTCGCCCTCTTCGGCGACCTGCCGATCATTCGGCGGATCGATCCGCTGGAGATCACCGATATCGTCAGCCTGCCGGACGATAAGGAGTCGCCGGTCTTCTACAAGCGCCAATTCATGACGCCGGCCGGACAGCAGCGGACCATCTACTACCTCGACTGGTCGTACGCGGACGGCGAGGAGGAGGTCCCGCTCCTCAAGGACGAGAGGGGCGCGACGATCAGGTGGAAGTCGAAGGTCTACATCTATCACCTGCCGTTCGACGACTTCGCCCAGCGCGGGAACTCCCTGCTGGGCTCGGTGCTCGACTGGTGCCGGGAGCACCGCCGCTTCATGGTCTCGCGGGTAGCGATTACCCAGGCGCTATCAAAGTTCGCCCTCAAGCTAACCCTCCAGGGTGGGGCGAGCGCGCTGGCGGCGGCGAAGACCCAGCTCAAGTCGACCGCGGACGCGGAGACGGGCGAGACCAACCCGCCGCCGGTCGCCGGCGCGACCTGGCTGGAGAACAAGGCGGCTACCCTGTCCGCCATGCCGCGCGCGACCGGGGGACGGGAGAGCCGGGACGACTCGGACCTCTTCAAGCTGATGGTCTCGGCCGGGACCGGCATCATGCTGCATTACTTCGGCGATCCCTCGACCGGGAACCTGGCGACCTCGACCTCGATGGAGCTGCCGATGCGGAAGGCGTTTGGGGCCTACCGCCAGCTCTGGATCGAGTTTTACGAGGACCTCTTCTCGCTCGTGCTCTCCCGGCACGGCATGGCGGACGAGAAGGTGGACATCGACCTGCCGCCGATCCTCGACGCGGACATCGCCACCCTCGGGCAAAGCCTGACGGCGGTCAAGGCGGCCCAGCCGGAGATCCCCGGCCAGCCGGAGATGATCCAGCATACGCTGAGCGCGTACCGGCTCAACAACGTGGCGGAGATCGTCAAGCGGATCATGAAGGAGCAAGCGGAGAAGGCGGAAAAGCTTACGTCTGATGAACCGCTGACGCCGGACCAGGCCGAGCAGATGGCGGCCCAGCTGCCCGAGGCCCTCCGCACGCTGCGGGAGATCCTCTTCAAGGAGGTCGCGTTCGAGGAGGTTATCCGCCACGTCGAGGGAAGGTGGGTCATCTTTAGTAAGGAGGGAAAGCGGCTGGGCGCCTTCGCCACCGAGGGGGAGGCGAAGAAGCGGCTTCAGCAGATCGAGTTCTTCAAGAGGCAGAATCGTGGTTAGTCCAGCTCTAGTAGATGAGATCTTAGGCGAGGTCTTTATGTTGGAAGAGGCGTTAGGCCTGAAGGGCATCCAGTCGGTGGCCGGGCAGCGGCTCATCCGCCGGATGCGGCAGGACCTGCGCTTCTACTTCCGCCAGGTGGAGCGGGCGATCGACGCCCTGCAGCTGGAGCGCCTGGCCGGCATCCCCGAGGCCCACTTCATCGCGGACCGGATGCTGGAGCCGGTGCTCACGGCCCTGGACCCCCAGCTCGACCAGATCTTGATCTCGAACCTCGAGGATGCCTTCGTCAGCGGGCGGATCTTCGCGGAGAAGATCCTGCGGCGGGACAGCGAGTTCATCGAGCAGGACACCGAGGCGTACGCCTACGCGAGCGCGCGGTCGGCGGTCCTCATCACGGGCATCAACGAGACCACCCGGAAGCTGATGCGAACCACGATCGCCTCCGGCCTCCGCGACCGGCTGGGCGTCGACGGGCTGGGGCGGCTGATCCGCCGGACGGTGCTCGACATGAGCGTATTCCGGTCGAACCTCATCGCCAATACGGAGATGAACGAGGCCGTGACCCAGGCCAGCTTTAGCCGCTACAAGCGGGCCGGGGCGCTGTACAAGACGACGGTGCTCTCGGTCGTCCCCTGCCCGATCTGCATCGCGAACGAGGGCCAGGGACCGATCGCGATGGCCCAGGACTTTCAGAGCGGACACGCGCACCCGCCGTTCCACCCGAACTGCGCGTGTACGTTGATACCGGCGCGGGCGCCGGGGGAATTATAATGATGTGGCCTATTCTTGGGTTGGCTTGGTGCACAGGTAGAACGCGTGCAAATAAACAAGTGCCAAACCAATGGAACTTCCCGCGGCCGCTTAACCGCAGCCAGAGGGCAAGGGGGCCGGTTGGGTTGCCGGTCCCCTCGGAATCATAGGAGGATACCATGAGCTGGAAGGACAAAAACGGAAAGAACCTCGAGAACGAGGATACCGTGATCGTAGAGGGTAAGATCTCGGGTCGGCACTCGAGCGATCGAATCTCGGTGACGGTCGCCCCGGGGCAGACCGTCTTGATCGACGCGAGCATCTGTAGGAAAGGAAAATCAAAGCCGGAGCCGGAGGTAGTAGAGGAAGAATCAGAGCCGGAGCCGGAGGTAGTAGAGGAAGAATCAGAGCCGGAGCCGGAGGTAGTAGAGGAAGAATCAGAGCCGGAGGGCGGCGATGTAGCGCCGGCCTCGGGCGGCGATGTAGCGCCGGCCGAGGGCGGCGATGTAGCGCCGGCCGAGGGCGGCGAAGGGGAGGGATAGCGATGCGAAAGATGCTGCGACAGGCTAACGCCTTCGAGGAGGGCGCCTACGACGCCGCGAGGGGAGAGATCACGCTGACGGTGATCGAGCCCGGCTTCAATAAGAGCAAGCGGCGCTTCTATCCGGCGGAGGTGCTCAAGCGGGACTATAAGATCTTCGAGGGCGCCAAGATGTTCATCGACCACGCGACCGAGCGGGAGGAGCAGGCCCGGCCGGAGGGCTCGGTGCGGGACTGGGCCGCGAGCCTCACGAGCCTGTGGGTCGAGGACGATGGGCGCGTGCGCGCGACCGCGGCGGTGATCGACCCGGAGTTTAAGAAGAAGCTGGAGAACCTCGCCCAGCACAAGAAGCTGGGGGAGATGGGGGTCTCGATCCGCGCGGCCGGGGAGGCCTCGGACGCCGAGATCGAGGGCCACCGGACCCAGCTGGTAGAGCGGCTCATTCTTGGCCGCTCGGTAGATTTTGTGACGTATCCCTCCGCGGGCGGCGGGGTAGAGGTTTTGGAGTCAGCAAGAGCAAGCGATGAGCTAGACCTGGACGTGGTATCGCTCGCGCAGCTGCGGGAGCGGCGCCCAGATCTTATCGAGCTCATAGAATCTAACGGAGGAAACACCATGAACGAGGTAGAGCAGCTGCGCGAGCAGCTCAAGGCGAAGGAAAAGGAACTCAAGACTCTTACCGAGGCGGCCGAGACCAAGGCAGTCGACAAGATCAAGGTCGAACTCAAGGAGACGCAAGAGAAGTTGAAGAAGGCGGAGGAGGTCACGAAGGAAGTCGCGAAGGTTACGGCGATCGCCGAGGCCAACAAAGTACTGAAGAAGCTCCTCGAAGAGTCGAAGCTCCCCAAGAAGGCGCAGGAGCGCGTCCTGGCTCAGTTCAAGGACGCCAAGACCGACGAGGGGATGAAGGAGGCCGTGACCAGTATGGTTAAGTTCATGAAGGAAGTGGCCCCCGATCAAGTTACCGACCTGGGCGGCGGCGACGGCGACGGTAGTGGTGATGGTGCCGGCGACGCGGTCAAGGTAGAGGCGGACCGGAAGGCGCGGGTAGGACGGTTCCAGAAGATGGGACTGTCCGAGGCCGAGGCTAAGGTCGCCGCAGAGGACGGCCGCTACTAAGCGGCGGGAGGAACAGCGATGGCGAAAAACTGGGAACAGAAAGGTGATATTCTTACCGTGCTTGAGAGCACCCTGACCCCGCAAGCGTCCGGTCTCATCCAGTCGGGTGCGCCGGCGTTCTGGGGCGCGGGGGACTTTCTCACGGGCGTGGCGCAGAACACGGCCCTGGCTTCGACCGACCTGATCCCGATGGACCGCAAGGGCGTCTATCGGTTGCTGGTAACCGGGCGGAACGAGACGCCGGCGGACGAGGCGGTGGCGATCGGCGACAAGCTATACATCGACGACGCCGAGGACCAGCTGAACAAGGACTTTACCCTGGGTACGTTCTTCGGGTACGCCCTCGGGACCGTTACGTCCGGCGGAACCGCCACCATCCCCGTCTTGCAGAAGGCGGAGGTAGGGTAAAAGGAGCAAACCATGCGGAAGAAACTTAACATCTTGGAAGTTATGGAGGGCAGGCTGGACCCCAGCATGGGAGACCAGGCGCACAGCGTCGAGAACTTTAAGGAAAAGTTCGACGCGCTGCAGGCCCTGATCCTCAACGAGCGGGGGCATAGCGCCCACAAGCGGTTGTACCTTCTGCGGGAGGCCTCGACCATGTCGGACTTTCCGATCCTCTTTGGCAATATCCTGGAGCGGTCGCTGCACGCGAAATACGTGCTGTCGAAGCCGGACTGGCGCAGCTACATCGGCGTCGGTACCCAGAAGGACTTTCGGGCCTCGGGCCAGGAGATCCTGGGAATCTGGGGGCTGCAGGACAAGCTGCCGAAGGTAAAGATCCGCGGCGAGTA